GAATTGTAAAACTCGATCTTCCGCTGCAGCAGCCGCTCGGCGATCAGCACGCAGGCGTATTCACGCCACTGCTTCGACGGCTTGCCTTGCGGTGTGATAATCTTGTGGAAATTGGAGCTCGTTGGGATGCCGAGCTTGAGGCGGTCATAGGCTTCCGAGTATTGCGCCACATCACGATGAAAGATGGGCATGACCGGCCTCGGCCTTGGCGATCTGTTCCTCGAGCGTTCTGACGGCCTTGCGATAGTCGCGGGCGGCGATCGTCGCCACCGCTCCCTCGAGCGAACCGGCTTCCTCGACGCTCTGGGCCCGCATGTATTTGAGAAACTTCGGTCCTACTTTGGCCGTCTTGATCAGCTCGACAATGGTCTTGGTCTGGGCCTCATCGATTGTGCCCCCGGTTCCGTCATCATCATCGCCGACCACGACGATATTGAAGATGTTGCAGGCGACATAACGGCGGAGGAAGGAATTGCTGCTGCCGACCGCCTGCACATTGGACTTGCTACCCGTGGTGTCGAGCGGCGCCGGCATAAAGGAATCTTCATAATGGCCGCTTGGCAGGTGCTTCAGACGGCCGCGGACTAAAATACCGCCGCCCTCGCACGGTTCATCGGAATAGGAGAGATCCATCTCCTCTTCCGCCAATAATGGGCGCAGATGCTTGTCGATCTCTTCGAGCGGGGCGTATCTGAACGCTTCAAAGACGCCCTTTTGCGGTTTCCCGTTGCCAAGTTCGGACAGAACGGGTCGATTCTTGACGATCTTGATGCCGGCGAGCTTTTTGAGGATCCGTCCCTTCGCTCCATTGAACGCGAGTTCGGCTTCTTTTGCTTTGAGGCGCTCGTACATTGTCATCATGCGGTCGAGTTTCTCGACATCGGCATGAGGATCGAGCGCCACCCGTTCGATCAGCGCCAAGACTGTGGAGGGGCTGTCCGATGCGGGCCAAGGCGGCGGCTCAACTGGCCGTTCGCTCTGCTCGGCTTTTCGCGTGCGCCGGATTTGGTTCTCCATCAGCATTCCTCCATCTGCCAGTTGGTCTCAGCATTCCGCCGCAGTTCGAAGCTGCCGCATGATGTCCTCAGATCTAGCGAAACCGCTTTTTGGGCGTCCGCAGCGGCCGGCAGCTGGAGTGCCCAGCGCCCGGTTGTGCATGCCGGCGATGTGCGAGTAATCCCAGCAGCGATTTTCGCCGGCACCAGCTTGCGCGCTCCGATCATTCAAAAGCCGAGCCGCTAGCGCCATTGCGCCAGCGCTACCGATACTGCCATTCTCCGCAGCGCCCGCCGATGCTCCGGCAAGTTGCCCCCGGTTCATCTTCCCTCTGGTCACGAGGTTAAGTCGTGTGTTGGCACATTGTGGGGATCACGACCGCGGCTCTTCGGTGATGAAGCCGGCGATATCGCAAGCCAGCTGATCGCCGTGGCCCTTCTGCAGCAACAAGACCGCGTAAATCGCGCCGCCGAAAAAGCAGCTGCGCATCGTCGGAAGGATAATCTGGCTGAGTGGCGTGTCGATGACGTACTCGTCCAGAGTGTGGAACCACGCCTCGTTTAGCGATGAAATAGTGGCAGTAGATTTTCTTGAGAGGAGATCTGCCGATCGACGCCTACTTACCTCGTCATCGCGACGTGGTTCCATCGCTTCTCTCCCTAATGGAATATCTTGGTCAAGACATTATTGAAGATGAACGCGAATCTGTCAATGACGAAAATAACTTTCGCTACTTTTTGCCAACTTTTTCAGATCATCGACGATAAGCGCTCGGCGCGGTGGGTCGTTACCGGTTATATCGGTTCGGCTTTCAATTGGCAAACATCATGAATTCTCGGAGATTTACTCAACGAGGCTAACTAGGCTGCCGATCAGACATCGCGATATGCTCGATCGGCCGAATACAAGATCGTCGCGCCCTCATCGCTGCTGCGGTAAATATTGGATCATGCTTTGTGAGTGAGGCCGGAGATGGTCCTTGGGGGTGCGGCGCTGCCGGGCGGTTGAGTGCAGCAAGGTCACCTCGGATGGGGATTGCCGGGAACGACGATCGCGTCATGCGACTTGTCGAGCGAGTTGCGCAGCATTTGACGAACCGGCGTGCGCCGCATTTCATCGAACATGATGACGTGAAGGAGTGGGACAGCAACGGCACTCTCCCGGACCATGAAGATGTGGTCGATCACCACCAGCTGTACCACGATCCAAAACAGTCCCCCCGCCGGGCAAGCTGTCCATCCATTGTAGGGACCTGTAAGCCGCCAGCCAGAACCGATCTATTACGGTAAGTGCAACCCGCCCGAATGCCTGCCGCCGCTCTGCAATGAAGGGTGGCAGTCTGACCACACCCCGTTCCATGGCTACCGAAACACAATGCGGGGCGCGATGCGAAATTGTCTCTGGCGCCGGCGCGGCTCACCACTGCTCGGTGATGAGCCTGCTCGTGTCAGCGTATGAGCGGGTTTCGCGCCGTGACGGTGCGCAACATCCTCGGCTTAACGACCAGTTCTCCCCGTCGGCAATGATGAGCGCGCTGGAAAGCGCCATCGCTTAAGAGAGCCGGATCTGCGCTTACCAGCGCAGCCGGCTAGCTCGAGTTTTTCAGTCTTTCCTGCAAGGCTTGCCATTCCATCGAGCCGCGCGCCGGATTGGGTGGAGCGGGTTGCGGCTTGCGCGGCTGCTTGGCCGCCTCGAGATCTTGGGCCCACAGCCGCAGGAACTCCATGTGCCGATGGAACGAGGACGGGCGCTTGAACCATTCCAGGAACTGCGCGGTCGAATCGACCTGGTCGTCGTGTTTGCCGTTGGGGAAGACGGTCATCTCGTGCAGATATGCGTCGAGCCATGGCGCCGTCTCCGGGATGTGAACAAAGCTGTTCTCGATCAGCGCAGTTTGCGCATGCAGGCGCATGATCTTGTCGCATGTCGGCTCGTAGCGCGCGACAGCATGGCAGCCCTCGTCGACCAGCTCCTGGATCAGCTGCGTGCCCGAGGCCTTGTCCTCGATTAGCACTTCGTTCGCACTGAACAGGCTCTGTTGCTCGCGAACCGCACGCTTCAGTGCCGGGTAATCGAGCCGGCGGCGGAAGAGACCGATGAGGTAGAGGTTCTTGCCTTTAACGCCCCAGGTCGTGCACACCGAGAAATCGCTGAGTTCGGTCGCCTTGTTGGCGGTGTCCCAGCTCTGCACGATGCGGTCGAAAGGCTCCGGCAGATCGTTTTCTGCGTAGCGCTTAAACCACTCCGCCTTGACCAGCCCGCCGCCGAGCGGCGCCGGCGTTTGCTGATACTGGCCGGCGAAGTTGTATACGCCGAGCGTGCGGCGGATGTCGTCGAGGGTTTCGAGCGGCTCGCGTTCGGGGTGCAAGGCCTCGCCCTGACGGCGCCGGTAGCATCGCGGTCCCCAGATCGTCTCGATCCGGTGGACCTCGTCGGCTTCGGCGATCGCGGGAAAGCTCAGAACCTCCCACTCCTCCTGCGCGAGAACGTGGCCGACGAGGTCGTCCTCGTGCAGCCGCTGCATGATGATGACAATGGCGCCGCGGCGCTTGTCGTTTTGCCGGCTGTAGAGGGTGTTGTTGAACCACTCGTTGGCCGCTTTTCGCTGCGCCTCGGAGAGCGCCTCCTCCGGTTTTAGGGGATCATCGATAACGATGATGTCGGCGCCGCGTCCGGTCAACACGCCGCCGGTCGAGGTGGCGAGCCGGTAGCCTTGCCGGGTGGTGACGAACTCCTGCACCGCCAAGCGTTGCGCGGCCAGACGGGTCGCAAAGATCCGTCGGTACCACGGGCTCATCATGATGCTGCGGCCATCGCGGGCAAACTTGTCGGCGAGATCCTGGGCGTAGCTGACGCACAGGATCTGGGCCGACGGGTCGTGCCCTAGACACCATGCCGGAAAGGCGACCGAGGCCATCAAGGATTTGAGATGCCGGGGTGGCAAGTTGATGATCAGCCGCCGGATCTTGCCTTGCTGCACCGCGGCCAGCTTGGCGGCGATGACCTCGTGATGCCAGTTCGTCGCGAGCTCCGCTTGCGGATTGAGGTCGCCGAAGCAGCGCGCGACGAAGGAAAGAAAGTCGCTGCGCAATAGCGCGTCATATTCGATGTTCGTCAGGTCCTCAATCATCGGACTGTCCTTTCTTGCGATACCGCCGGGCTATCAGCAGCGCGATGACTTTCTTGTCCGCCGCGGTGAACGCGGAGGTCTCGGGAGAGGTCGGCTCGGTCTGACCCTCGATGTCGCGAACAATGTCGAGGAGGATCTTGACCGCGCGCCAATCGGCTGTGGCCGAGCAGTTGACGACCTGTCTGACAATCGCTTCGCGCTTAGTGATTTTGCGCCGCCGGCCATTCTCAGTGATGGTCACCGGCTCGTTGAGCGCTTCGCTCAGCAGCGTCCTCAGGTTCTTCGACCCGCTCGGCCGGCCGCGCGGGTTGCCGGATTGACCCTTCTGGAACCGGGTGTGGTGGGGCGGCTTGCCATAGCCCACTTCGTAATCGCGCTGTTTCTCAAGCGGCATTGGCGGCCTCCACCTCGCGCGCGAGGTCGTCAAAGCTGCGGCCGCTCGCGGCATGGAGGGCGCTGCCGGCCGTCAGCGCGTGCCAGCGGCGGATAATCGCATCGACGAGAGTGGGGTCGAGCTCCAACCCGTAGCAGCGCCGCCCGGTGCGATCAGCGGCGGTCAGTGTCGTGCCGTTGCCGAGAAAGCTGTCGAGCACGATGTCGCGGCGGGCTGAGCCATCGAGGATCGCATCGGCGACCATCGCGACTGGCTTTGCGGTCGCGGGCAGCGCCCCCGAATTGCCCTCCTCGCCGCGGCGGAGGACTGACTTGGCCTCGGGGTAATGCCAGACATTGCTGCGCTTGCGCCTGAACCGGCCCGGTTGAACGTTGGTGCCGTGCTCGGCGCGGCACAAATCTCCAATTTTGCTGAGCGGCGCCTCGGCCGGCAGCTCGGACATCTGATCTGCCGAGTCATCCTTTCCCTCGCGCGGATTGTCGAGCGACTC